ACCCTTGCAACCTGGAGAGTTTAGAGATGTAGACGCTCCGGGTGGCAACATTCGTGATCAGTTTATGACACTACCTTACAAAGAACCATCAGCGGTTCTTTTACAATTATTAGGTATAGTTGTTGGAGCAGGTCAACGTTTCGCGTCTATTGCAGATATGCAAGTGGGCGATGGTAATCAAAGAGCTGCAGTTGGAACAACAGTAGCATTGTTGGAACGTGGATCGCGAGTAATGTCAGCAATACACAAAAGACTATACGTTGGTCTAAAACAAGAATTCAAATTATTAGCTGATATATTTAAAACTTATTTACCATCAGAATATCCTTACGATGTTGTTGGTGGATCAAGAGTAATTAAAGTTACAGATTTTGATGACAGAGTAGATGTACTACCTGTAGCTGATCCAAACATATTTTCACAAACACAGAGAATATCTATGGCTCAAACACAATTACAATTAGCACAATCAAATCCACAAATTCATAATTTGTATCAAGCATACAGATCTATGTACGAAGCCATCGGTGTAAAAAATATTAACGCAATATTACCTGCACCTGCTCAACCAACCCCTATGGATCCTGCCATGGAACATATTCAAGCTATTGCAGGGAAACCTTTTCAAGCTTTTCCTGGTCAGGATCACAGAGCACACATTGATGCGCATTTAAATTTTATGCAAATCAACATGGTTAGAAATTCACCTATAGCTATGGCTTCAATGCAAAAAAATATACTTGAACATATTGCCTTGATGGCACAAGAACAGGTACAATTAGAGTTCAAACAAGAATTAATGGAAGTTCAACAGCTTCAACAAGCTGCAATGCAAGATCCAATGATTGGACAACAAGTAAAAATGACTTTAGAAAAAATAGAATCAAGAAAATCTCAACTTATTGCAGAAATGACAGCAGAATTTGCAAAAGAAGAGAACAAGATTACTTCACAATTTGATTCAGACCCACTATTGAAGCTAAAATCTAGAGAAGTTGACCTTAGAGCAATGGAAAACGAGAGAAAAACCAAAGAAGGTGAAGAAAAGATTAATTTAGACAAAGCAAGAGCCATGATGGATCAAGAATTTAAGGAAGAAAAGCTTGAACAAAATGAAAAATTAGCTAAACTAAGAGCTGGAGTATCACTTGCAAAGTCTGGAGCAGGTAATACAGTTATAGGAATAGAAGATTAAGGAGAAAATATGAAAAAAATAAAAAATAGCGAAAAATCTGGTGTAGATCATAGTCAGTTTATCAACAAAGACGGTTACAGAACTGGTGGCGTTGAAATCGAGACTACAAATGCAACAGAAACTCAAACATTCCCTATTAAAGGTCAAAAAGGAATGTTAGCTGAGAAAAAAAGAAACGCAAAACTATATTAATTATGGCTTGGTTCAGTTTAGCTAAGATAGCGCTACAAGCGGGTAGCAAAATTTATACTAACAGACAAAAAACTAAGATGGCTATGTCTGATGCACAACTTATGCATGCTGAGAAGATGGCTAAAGGCGAAGAAGCCTATCAAGGTAAATTATTAGAGGCTAGACAAAACGATTATAAGGACGAATTTGTGCTTGTAATAATTTCGGCACCTATTATAGTGCTCATGTGGGCAGTAATGTCAGACGACCCGACTGCTATGGAAAAAGTAAAATTATTCTTTGAATATTTTCAATCTCTTCCGAGCTGGTTCACTAATTTATGGATACTTGTAGTTGCAAGTATTTTTGGTATAAAAGGAACACAAATATTCCGAGGAGGAAAAAAATAATGGCAAGTAAATTTTATAAAGCATACAAATTTTTAACAGGTGGAAAAAGCAGACCTGGTATTGTAGGTGTTAAACCTAAATCAGGTGGAGTTGTAGATGAATTCAAATCAAAAAAATTAAAAAGTCTTGGTAAAACTCAAAGAAAATTAAAAGCTCAAGATAAAGGAATGGATGAAGCAATAGAAGCCGCTAAGAAAAAAGGTCTATCTAGAAAAGATACTGTTAAAGGTAGAAAATTTCAAAGAGACAATAGAAGAGCCCAAAGAGAGGGCGACAAACTTAGAAAAGATGTTTTAAGAGTTGGTAAAGCTAAAGGTGGAAAAGTTAAAGAGAAAAGAGAAAAAAACCCTAAACACGAACAAGCAGAAAGAAAGAGCAAAATAAAAAAAGAATATAGAGATATGGGTTTTGGTAAAATGATAGATGAAGGAGATTTTGATTTTGATAGAGCTTCTAAAATGAAAAAAGGTGGAAAAGTTAA